AGAATTGATATTTTACCTGTTGCTGATCCAAATATTATGTCTATGGCACAAAGAGTGACTTTAGCACAGACACAATTACAAATTGCACAAACAAATCCACAAATTCACAACATTCATGAAGCTTATAGACGTGTTTACGAAGCATTGGGCACAAAACAAATTGAAACTTTGTTAAAACCTGCACCAAAACAACCTTCACCGATGGATCCTGCTAAAGAAAATGCACGTGCACTGCAAATGCAGTTACTAACTGCCTTTGAATTTCAAGATCATAATGCACATTTGACTGCACACATGGCTTTTATGAACTCTAGAATGGTACAAATCAATCCTGCAGTTTATGCATTGTTACAATCACACATTTCTGATCACATTTCTTTCAAAGCAAGAGCAGAAGTTAAGTTAATTATGTCTGATGATCAAGAAATGGCACAAATGCAACGTGAAAATCCGCAAGCTTTTCAAATTATTTTTGATTCTGAAGTTGCAAAGAAAGCTGCACAAATTACAAATGAATTAGTACAAGCAGAAATGAAAGCTAATGCTGCTAAACAAGATCCATTAGTAAGAATTAAACAACAAGAGGTTGATTTAAGAGCTATGGATATGCAGAGAAAAGCTGAAGAGACTAGATTGAAACAAGAATTAGAAAATCAAAGAACTGGTGCTAGGTTACAATTTGATTATGATAAACTTCAACAACAAGATGAACAATCTGATGAAAGATTAAAGGTAGCGAGGGAAAAAATTGCGAAAAAATAGAGATCCAAAAGTCGGCACAGGTAAAAAACCTAAAGGTTCAGGAAGAAGGCTTTATACTGACGAGAATCCAAGAGACACAGTAAGAATAAAATTTGCTACACCAGCAGATGCAAGTGCAACTGTTAGAAAAGTAAAAAATATTAACAAACCTTTTGCTAGAAAAATACAAATACTTACAGTAGGTGAGCAACGTGCCAAAGTGATGGGTAAATCTAGAGTGGCAGCAATATTTAAAGCAGGTAAAAATGCAATCAGAAAGACGCAACGTTAGAAAAGGACTAAGTGGAGGAGTCAAGTTTGGGCCACCGCCTAAAAAAGGACCAAATCCACAAGGAATTAAGATAATGAGGTCTAGTAATGGCAAAAAACGACTACGAAAGTCTACCAAAAAAAAATAAATTGATATTTTTAGCTGGTGTGTTTGATGGTGAAGGAAGTTTTGGCATCTGGTCAAAATGGAAAAAACAAAAATACTTAGCTTGTTCCGTTGAAACTACAGATAAAGATATGGTTACCAGATTTCATGAATTTTTTGGTGGTTGTATGTATTTATGCAAAAAAAGACAAGCTCATCACAAAAATACGTGGAGATGGCGTATCAATGGTAAGGGGGCTAGAACTAGTTTAGATAAAATGATAAGTTATATGTGTAAAAGAAGACAGGAGAAATACAATAATGTGGTTGAGTGCCTTAAAATTAGCAATTAGCACAGGAAGTAAAATTTATGCTAATAAGCAAAAGACAAAAATGGCAATGTCTGATGCACAATTAATGCATGCAGAGCGTATGGCCAAAGGCGAAGAGGCTTACCAAGGTAAACTTTTAGAAGCTAGACAATCAGACTGGAAAGACGAGGCAGTTTTGATAATTCTCAGTTTGCCCGTCTTA